CCAGCCGGGCCAGCTCAGACTTCTTGATGAACAGGCCGCCTCCGGGAACGAGAAAGGAGCCGGAGGCGGAATAGCCGCCTGCGGCCTGCGTCAGCTGGGTCATCGGCTCCTGATCGGTGCTGGTCATCAGCGCCCGCGCAGCCACATCGACCGCGACGCTCTTGGCCACCAGAGCCAGTGCAGAGTCCGAAGCGACCAGTGCGGGCAGGTCCTTGCCCACCTTGCGGGCCTCAACATCAAGGCTGGCTGAGATGACCTCCAGCAGATGGCCGGCGCGGGCCTGCTCTGCCTCCGTCATGGGCCTCCAGAGGGTGGTCATGTCGTCCACGGTGGCGTAGGTCATACCGTCGCCCTGCCTTTCCGCTTGGACTTGGCAGCGGGAGGGTCGGCCCCGGTGTCGGCCTCGGACGTGGCGTCCGGCGCGGCATCTGCCCTGTCAGGTTCCCAGTCACCGCCGGAGATGAGGCAGTCCGTTTCGATAACAGCGCCGGTCTTTTTGTTGCGGTACAGCATGGTCATGCCCTCCTTACTCGCCGGTCTTGATGTGGGCGAAGGCAGACGGGTCGAGGATGCCCCAGCCGATGTAGGCCTCACCGCGCAGATAGACCTGATTGTGGCCCTTCAGGTCGCCCAGCTGAGTATCATTGTCGGGGTTGCCGTAGCGGATGACCTCGATGGGGATCTCCTTGGCATAGCCCCACTTGAAGCAGTTGACGAAATCGCCCACAAGGGCGCGGTCGAGGCTGGAGCCGGAGGACAGGTTGGAGGTGGACTCCACCCGCAGGCCGTTCACCTCGCCGGGATTTGCGCCCCATGCCAGCTGGGGGTAAAGCTTTGCGCCGTCGGCGGTGGTCTGCTTGGCCAGAGCGGACTTGAAGGCCGGGGCCAGCACCATGCCGGTGACGTCCCGGTCTGCGCCCTGCACCAGCGCGATGGCGGCCTCAATGTTCTCATCGGGCTTGTCGCCGGAGGCGATGGTCACAGCCTGCGTCACCTTGGAGTCGAAGTGATTGGTGCCGATGACGGAGGAGGCCGTGCCGGTGCGGGGATTGACGCCGTGGAAGGCCATCAGGTCGAGGCCCTTGGCGACCTTCTTGGCAAAGCCGTCGGCAAAGGCGCTCATGTAGTCCAGCTGCGCGTCCTCGGAGGCGTAGAGAAACTCGTCCGAGATGCGGGCACCGTACTCGATCTTGATGGGGACGATGGTGATGGGATCGACAGTCAGACCGCCCTTGGTCTTGGCACCGTTCTCTGCCACGATGTCCACCTCCTTGTCGAGGGAGAAGGTGAACTCCTTGACGCCGTTGAAGGGGATGGGGGTGGCGCTGCACAGCTTGGCCAGCGCAGAGGCACCGGTGGTCTTCTTGATAAAGTCGGGGATCAGCTCCTCGGGGAACAGGGAGCCCTTGCTCAGAATGTCTGCCATGTGTTATTCTCCTTTGCTCATCAGGTCGTTGGTGAAGGCGCGCAGGGCATCGCGACGGCTGCTGCCGCCTGCGGGCTCGGTGCTGCGCGGGGGCGATTTGGGTGGCTGGGGCTTGAGCAGCTTGGCGAGAGACTGGGCATCCTTGCGGATGGCGTCCTCGTTCTCACCGGTAAGCCGCTGGGAGAGGTCGAAGGGGATGCCGACCTCGTGGGCGATGCGGGTCTTGAGCTCCGACATCTCAAAGGCATGGATGCGGGAGGCGTAGTCGGCATTCTGCGCCTTGAGGTCGTCGTAGTCGGCGAAGGGAGCCAGACGGTCGGCAACGGCGGCGTCGAATGCCTCCTGCGTGGTGATGGGTTCAAATTCTGCCATGAGAAAACCTCCATTCTGACAGATGCATATAAAAACAGGGCGGAGGCCCTGCTTCGGCGTAGTTAATAGCTGGTGCGCTGACGGCGTTTCTCCTTGCCCTCGGAGCATTGCCAGCAGGCGAGGATGATGCTGTCCAGCAGCTCGATATGGCCTCCCTCGGTCAGGGAACGGTAGCCGAAGCCGCCGTTGGTGCCGATGGCCCGCTTTTCGCAGTTGGAAGCCACCTGCACAAGGCTTGGCTGTCCGGCGTGGCAGAGCGATTTTGCGAACAGTGCCTGCTCAAAGGCGGCGTTGGCAGTGATGATCTGCTTGACGGTAGGAAGGACGGGCGCTTTGAGATGGGCGGCTTTCATGGCGTCGGCCAGGAGCTGCTGCCCGCTGGCACCGTCCACCGCCACAGCGGCGAACTGGGCCTTGCTCAGAAAATCCAAAAGCCACCCACTGCCTGCCCGGGTGGGGCGGCAGTCGATGGCTTCCACGAAGATTTTGTTGTCGGCAGTACGGACGGCGATGGAGAGCGCTGCACTGGCCCCGTCCGGGCTGAACTTGATGCCCGCATAAAGCCTGCCCTTCAGCTCGGGCAGGGCGGCGACCTTCAGCTCCTCCCATTCGGCTTTGCTGATAGCCGATTTCTGGTTATACCGCAGCCAGAGGCCGAGGCGCTGGATGTTGAAGTCAATGGGGTCGGAGCCGATCTCGTCGGTGATGCTGCGCTCGGTAAAGATGGTACCCAGACTGGGATTCGTCTCGTACCATGCAGCCACATCATGGGGGTCGGTCTGCTGCTCCACGCCCCATTCGGCCCAGCCGGTGTTCTGTGTTTCGCCCTGCAGGGCCGCGTTTCGCAGTTTGAGGAACACCGTGCCGGAGGAGACCGGCGTGGGCGGTGTGCCGCAGAAGAGTGTCTGCGGGTCGCGGCTGTCCGTGACCACATATTTGAGGGCGCTTTCCTGATCGTCGGTGTACTCCTGCGCCTCGTCGATGATGAGCAGGTCGAAGCCCTCGCCCAGACCGCCCTTGGAGGAACGGGTGCGGAACTCGATGCGGCCCTCACCGCTTTTCAACCGGATGCTCTCCCGGCCAGAGGCACGAATGGATCTGTATTCTATCTTGGCCTTGTCCAGCAGGCTGCACAGGCGCTCCCACGCGGCATGACTGGTGGTCGTGCGGTGGGCTGTGTGCAGGATGTTCTCGCCCCGCTGGAGACCGTACAGCTCCCGCATGGCGGCGATCTCATTCTTGCCGTTGCGGCGGGGGACGCTGTAGCCGAATTTGGTATGTACCCACAGGCCGTCCTCGTTTTCGGCGAGGATGTCGTAGAGCAGGAGCTGCTGCCACTGTTGGGCGGTACGCCCGGTGGTGTTGTAGAGGTCGATGGCCTCCTGCCCGTGGGTCGTGGTGTAGGGCAGCACCACCGCCGCCGTGGGCGTCTGGCGGCCCAGCTTTTCCGGGACGGCCTTTTCTGACGCTCGGGGCATGACGGCGGGGCCTCCTTTATGAGAATGAAAATGTAATATTGACGAAAAGACGAAAATGTGCTATATAATAGCTATGAGGTGCGCCTCCGCTATATGGTGGGGGCTCGACACCTCTATTTTTTTGCAGTGAATCGCTGAACAGTGAATAATTTCTCTTTGCAGATGACGAGGATGTCTACATCCTGCGTCGCACTGGCAGTCAATCTTTTCCGTAGGACATCTTTCAGCGTTTCCAGAGAAATCGTATTCTGCTCATAGTTCAGGATGATTCCGCCAGTATTCTCCTGGATCTGCTTCAAACCATGCCGAACAGCGCTGTTTGCGGACTTTTCTGTAGAAACCGTTTTCAAATCCCAGAGCTTGTCGTTCCAGATGTAGTCTGGAGTCATCGCTTTATAATTATTTGCTTCGTTCAACAGCACGATGTCGCCGCCCAAATGGGCGTGCAGCCATTGTGCTGTTTTTACTTCGTTTGCATGGCGGACCATATCGTAACCAGCATCGTATGAGATGGAACCGACTCCCGGAGCAGCCGTCCGCAGATATTCCGGGAGGACGTTCTGCAGAGAGGCCTCTTTCGGAAAGCGGACTTTAGTGACAAGTGGAGACTCCGCAAATCCTTTGCGAGCCTGAAGGGCTTCGGGATCCTCCGTCCACTTCTTATCCCACACATTCTGCCTGCGGCCATCGCCCGGGTCATACTCGACCTTGCAGCGGCAGCGCTCATGGCGGCGGTAGACGTCGGCAGGTACATGGAGATAGTCGTAGCTTCCGGCAAGCCTGCTGCACCATTCGCAGCAGCTCCCGGTGGTGCGCCGCACAACGCGGGGATGCAGACCGGCCCGACCCTGAAACTGCACGTTGGCTTTCAGGGTATCGTCTACTGCCATCCGGGAGAAAGTCCGTACCGGCTCATCCAGCATGTAGGCCACATCCTCGTAGTGCTCAGCGGCGCAGATCTTGTTCAGGATGCCGTCGATGCGGTCCTCATCCACCGTGACGCGCTGGGCCAGCAAACGGAGACCAGCCGCTTCGTTGAGCTGCTGCTGTACGGCAGCAGCGGCGTCAGCCACCAGTGCATGGTCCTCCTCCAGCAGGGGGCGGAGGACGCGGTCGGCGATGTTCCAGTACATCCGTCCATCCGGAAGCGTGTCGGCGCTGAGATGGAGACGGAACGCCTCGGCCAGAGCGCCGCCGACAAGGTCGGCGTAGTCCAGAGCCGCAGGGTAAGTGGCCGCCGAAGGAGCAGCGTTCCTCAGCAGGCGGAGAAAGTCGGCCCGGATGCGCCCCAGCAGCGCGGGGGCAATATCCTGCTTGTCCATCTGCTCAGCCCTCGGCCTGCACGCCGGTCAGGTCGCGCAGGTTCTCTTTTCCGAAATAGCCGGGGATGACAGCGTTGACCTTGCCCACGGCATCGCCGATACCGGAGAGGG